AAAAATATTCGCCCGGGTGTATAATTCGCTTCATGAGGCGATCAACAAGAAGGAGAAATAAAGCATGAAGAAAATAATGTTCAATGACCGATTTAACAATTAAATAAACAATCATGAATCAAATTTGCACGAATAAAAAACAATCCCACCGGCTATTAGAGGCCGGGGTGAGACCGGGGACTGCGGACATGTATTTGGACGAGTTCGAATGTCCGGTCGCATTTGAATATGGCAGGGTTGAAAAGCATGTGGATCAAGATATGGCATTCCCTGCTTGGTCTCTATCCAAGCTAATAGACATGATACCCGATCAAATAGAATGTGAGGGATATAACTATTACCTATTCATACTTCCACGAGATAAAGAATTCACTATAAAGTATTCCGCAGGAAGTAACCTTGCCCAGTCATATTGCAGGGAAAGCTTTTTTGATGCTATCACTGAAATGATTGAATGGCTTATCAAGGAAGGATACCTTGACAATAGAAACTAAAAAAAGCCCAAAGTTACAGGACAATGGGCTTGTGTCTTTTCTCGGACAAGGGAGATAGGACAAGGAGGTGAATGACAGTTCACCAGATTGGAGGTGTTAATGTTCCAACCAAACGTAATGCAAATATACAGGTTTACCGTGTACTAACAATGTGTGGTTAGCAATATTTAAATATTATTTAAAATCATGGAAAGAGATATTGATAAGAGACAGACGGTAGAAGAAGCGGCTCATTTATTCGCTGAAAGCAGGAGTAGCGGTAGTGCATTCCCGGCGTATTATCAGGGATTTATAGCAGGTGCCGAATGGCAGGCAAAACAATCCCCGTGGGTAAGCGTGAAGGATCGGCTACCGCCACCCGGAGAAGAGGTTCTGTTATTTGATATAAATTCTATAAGACATCTTGTCTTAGGCTGGTTAAGAGAGAATAAAGGATATAATAAAAGTATGTGGGCTTTGTCAAATGGTCATGTTGATGATGAAGACATTACACACTGGATGATAATACCTGAAAATTATGGATAATTCAATAAAATGCCCATTCTGTCATTCGACTAGATACATAAAGGGATCTTTTCTCTGTGGGTTATATAATTGCAAATGTCTAAATTGCGATAAGTTATTTCTGGTCACGGTAAATGATGGTAAAAATATTTATATGATCGAGAAACGTAGCAAAAATGAATAGTATTAACCGAGCCTTCATGGGAAGGCTCATAATTTAAAAGATATGAATATGGCAACAAAATATAAAATAAAACAACATGTGTGGTGTACAAACGAAAGGCATAAGTCGGAAGTCGGCGTTATCGCTGAAGTCGTGGAAGAAAAGTCTTTAGTTAAAACCAAAGATGGGGCACGTGAAGAAAACCTTTATTGTGTTATGCTCCATTATCCTAACGGGAAAATGTATTTCGAGGAATTTTTTGAATCAGAGTTAGAGTTAGTAGAACATTAAAAATAACAGAATCATGAGCAAATATACATCAAAACAAATTGCCGAATCTGACGATCTGTTTGAGAAACAAATACGGAAAGTCAGAAAGTTTTATTTGAGTCGTAATCCCGATAAAATGATGATGCTTGAAGAAAGAAAAGCCGTTATCAAAGAACGGAATAAAGGTCTTTCCCCGGAATATGACAAGGAGTATTATTGTGGAACCTGTGGAGCTAAAGACGGTGCGGAGCATCCTAAAACCGGATATTGCTTTCACTGTGATACTGATAACTGGATTTCAAAGAATAACTAACAGCTAAGAATATATGAGTATGAAAACAGAAATTACAGTAGAAAAGGCTAAAAATGGCTTTATTATATCAAACGTAGTTACGGGCGTAAAGATTGTTGCCACAACAGAGAAGGAGGCATCGGACATTATTTCGGAAGATTTGTCACATGTTTTTAATGGCATGAAAGACGGAGACAAAAAACTGATTGAATTTCAAATAGCTAACAGCTAAGAATATAAAGTACGAAATGGTATTATCACATGAAACAGTCAACGCCTACAAGGAACTGTTGACAAATCCCCAAAAACATGGCTTACAATTTAAGCCACTACATGAATGTTTTGAAGAAATAGAAGAAGTAACCCCAAAACATTTATTGTTTGAAGACTTCGCAAATTACCTTCAAAAGCCTTTACCCAAAGTGATATTTTATATCATAATGGATGAATTGTACTCTCATCTGATAGATAAGGATGAGAAAACTAATAACTTAGGATATAGATTGAAATTAGTAGCAAAACAGTAAGAAATCATGAGTAAAAGTAATCATCAAATCGAAGTTGGAAAACTTAGCAAAATAGAATCTGAACTGCTCAGATTAATATCTGACTCGGGAAACGAGGAATTACAAAATAAGTTTCTTGAGTGGCAGAGACAAAGAGCTATCTGCAATGTGTCATTGGTTACGGAATTAGAGCATTCATTCCTTAATGACTAAATAAATTATAATCCATGAAACGTTTATTCAGTCAGGTTTCGGCGGATTTCTTCAGGGATATGGATGTACGGGACTCCTCTAAGGATCTATATCGCAGGGTCCTTCGGCAATTCTCTAATTGGGTGGTCAACGCAAGGAAGGATATCAGGTCATTACGCCGCTCAGATATAATAGAGTACAAGTCTTACCTGCTTAGGTCATCCCGTTCCGAGAATACGATAGACTCATACTTGACCGTCGTACGCAAGTTCTACGATTACGCCGAGCGAGTTGGCGAGCACGAGAACATAGCGGCCGGCATAAAGGTCTCGCACAAAAGGATCGGGTACAGGAAAGAACACCTTACCATGGACGAGGTGAGAAGGCTGCTGTCTTCCATCGAAAGGGAAACGATCATCGGGATGAGGGATTACGCCATGGTATACCTCATGCTAAAGAGCGGGCTGCGTTGCGTGGAGCTCAGCCGTATGAGGATAGAGGACATACGCATGAGACAGGACGAGTACAGCGTGATCGTGCAGAGGAAAGGAGACAACTCGAAGAACGAGCGGCTGGGTATGACCGAGTCCGCCTTGCGCCCGGTGATGGACTACCTTGATTTCAGGGGGGTGGCATCGGAGGAGGAACCGGTGTTCACCACGCATTGCTCCACCGGGGAATACGGCCTGACCGCCAAGAGGATCAGCCAGATAATACATGACAGGTTGAAGGACGCGGGCGTGTATTCCAAGACGAAGACCACCCACTCGCTCCGCCATACCTTCGCCGTCATGGCCATAATGAACAAGGTGCCGGTGAAAGAGGTACAGCTGGCGCTTGGCCATCGTAGGATAGAGACCACCGAGATCTATCTGAGGAGCATAGACGATACCTTGAGACTCAGCAATCCTGCTATACACGTACTTGATGATATATTCTGAGAAACGATGAAAATGGCGTTGAAATCGATACGAAAGCACGAAATGTTAAACCTCTAGGGGAATAATGCAGTAGTTTATACTTTTAGGTAATGCAAGGTACCTGTCATAGAATTGTATATTGAGTTGTAAATATATAACTTAATTTAACTAGTCGTTAACAATTGTAGACGTGATCTGATTAATAATCTATTAAAGGAATTTTAACATGAGAATTAACAAAAGAAACAAGGCGAGAAGGAGAGGGGAGGGGGGCTTCGGATCTCTACGGCCAAATTACTTGAGACCACTTCCCCAAGAGATCGTATACGCGTGCGAAATTGGGGTTTTTATGGAAGGGGGCGGGCATGGCTAAGGGAAGGAAACCGATACCGGACCAGTTGAAGGCCCTCCGTGGAACCGACCAGCCGTGCCGGATGTCCGGGAAAGTGGACACGGTGGACAGGATATCCGACATACGGGAGATAACCTCCACGAAAAAGATGAAGCTGCTCCCGACCAAGAGGGCGAGGGAGATATTCAAGTCGAAGGCGAACCAGCTCATCGGGCTTGGCATACTCACGGAGCTGGACATAGAGCACTTGGCGGTGTACGCCAACAGTCTCGACGTCCTGTTCTCCTGCATGGAGGGGATGAGGAAGCCGCCGGTCGAGCGAAAGGACAAGGCCGGCCGGCTGGTAGGCTACGTGGCTCCCCCGGAGATAGCCATGTACAAGCAGATGGTGGACCACGTGAACAGGATCGGGGCGGAGTTCGGCTTCACGCCCATGAGCCGCCAGAGGATAAACGCCGAGCCGCCCGGGGAGGAGGACGAGCTTGGTGACTTGATAAAGGATTGATAATAATATAAATTAAACGTTATGGATAAGAGCTCGATAGAGTATATTGCGGACATGCAAAGAAGGATAGACGCCCTTGAGTCCGCTATAGGTAATATAGCCTTGATGGTTAAGGCGAAGGAGAAGAGGGAAGTCATGTTCTATTATCCCGAGGGGATGGACAGGATCACGATATCTATGGTCAAGAGGATATCCTCGTTCATCGAGAAGGCGAAGGGATGGACGGGGGCCGACGATGGGACGGAAAAGGCTAAGGCGGAGGCCGCCCATGACATCGGGAACCAAGCCCTCTCGACGGATATTCTTTTACGGGAGGATTACGGTGAGACGTTACGAGGGGGAGGCGTGAGAAGGAAGCGCCCCGATTTCCAGTATAACGATAAACGTGACAAGGATGAGAAAGAGGATTGAGGAGGTCTATAAGGACAAGGCCCTGTCGTATATAGACAGGGTCATGAGCGGCGAGCGAAAGGCCGGAAGGCTGGAGAGGCTGGCCGTGGAGAGGCACCTGCGTGACTTGGAGGAGGCCACGGAGCGGGGCATATATTTCGATGAGCGGGAGGCGAAGCGATACCTGTCCTTGTGCAAGTATATCAAGCATTACCAAGGCGAGTGGGCCGGCAGGGATTTCGAGCCGGAGGACTGGCAGTGTTTCATACTGTGGACGTTGTTCGGGTGGAAGAGGGCCGGTGGCATGAGGCGTTTCAGGTACGCCGACATAGAGATGGCCCGCAAGAACGGGAAGACCTTCCTCGCCGCCGTCATAGCCCTCGGGTTGCTCATGATCGACAAGGAGATGGGCGCCCAGGTGTATAGCGCCGCCGTGGACAAGGACCAAGCGAGGGTGTGCTTCTCGGCCGCGTGCATGATGATCAGCCAGTCCGGGGCTCTCTCCAAGTACCTCGAGGTGTGGAGCAACTCCATAACCATGGAGTCCACGGCCTCCTTTTACAAGCCCTTGTCCAAGGAGACCAAGAACAAGGACGGATTCAACCCCAGCGGGGCGATATGCGACGAGATGCACGCATGGCCTACCGACGACATATACAACCTGATCAGGTCGGGCATGGGGGCCAGGAGGCAGCCGCTCATCCTGTCCATCTCCACGGCGGGCTTCGATCTTAACTCACCCTATTACGGCATGAGGAGGCGCTATGTCGACATACTGGAGGGCGTGGTCGAGGATGACAGCACGTTCGTGATCATCTATTGCCCGGACAAGGAGGATGACTGGCGTGACCCGTCCACGTGGGGGAAGGCCAACCCCAACCTCGGGGTGTCCGTATACGAGGACTACATGGAGACCGAGTTCAGCAACGCCTCCCAGCGTGGCGGTACCAGCGAGGTGAACTTCAAGACGAAGAACCTTAACCTGTGGGTGGACGCCCCGGACGTGTGGATACAGGACGAGAAGGTGGCGGCCTGTGATTTCGGCACAACGGACGAGGATCTCGAGGGCAAGGAGTGCTACGGGGGGATCGACCTTGCGTCGCACGTGGATATCAACGCCTTGGCCCTGTATTTCCCGGGGCTGGAGAGACCCGCCTTCCGTTTCTATTTCTGGATACCGGACGGGAAGGTGCTGGCCAAGGAGGACCACGTGGATTACAGGCAATGGCAGAGGGAGGGCTGGATCTCCGTCACCCCGGGAGACGTGATCGACATCGACGTGATGGTCTCCGACCTCTCCCGGATACTCAGGAGATACGATGTCAGGAACCTTGCCTTCGACCCCGCCAAGGCGTATCATGGCGTTATACAGGGCTTGCAGAAGGAGGGGTTCGACGGTATACTTGACGAGTTCGGGCAGGGGATACAGAACATGAGCGAGCCGACGAAGAGGGTGGAGGCCGACGTGACCGCCGCCCGTGTGGATCTCATGGGTAACCCGGTGATACGGTGGATGTTCCGGAACGTCGTGGTATACCGTGACGCCAACGACAACATCAAGCTGGACAAGAGGAGGAGCATGGAGAAGATAGACGGGGTGGTGGCCATGGCGAACGCCTACGGCGGGTACATGTCTATCGACGAGGACGAGGAGTTCCGGTTCCATGGGGTGCCGTTCGTGAGGATGTGATTTTAAACCAAGGAGGATATATTATGGACAGGGATATAAGGAACGTGCTCATCCGTGATCTCACGGACGAGGACAGGTATATGATCAAGGAGGTGATGAGGGATACCGGCGTGGGATCGGCCAGCAAGGCCCTGATAAGGGCGGGGCATTCCTTCTGCCGGCAGTCGAAGGTCATCGAGCGTTTGCGGGACAGGAACCGGGAGCTGGAGGCCGAGAACATCGCCCTCAGGAGAGGGGCGAGGGAGATCGCCCGGGGACTGGAGAGGATACAGGGCGTTTTGTTATCGGAATGAGCGGGACGTGTGTTTGCATGGCCTTTTTGTTAACAAAACGACTATGCGGTATAGATAATATGAGTATTTATTAACTAATTTAATTTATGAATGATATGAAAACATTATGTAAGACAAGTAGCGAGAGTGAGATCAAGGCTTATTTCGAGGCCGTGTATAAATTGAGGGAATCGAGAGAGGAGTTCCCGGTAAATTTTGACGAGGTTTGGATGCTTGTATATGAGGACAAAAAGAGTGCAATTCGTGAGTTGAAAAATAAATTTATACAAGATGTTGATTTTCAGACAATGCGCAAAAAAGTGCAAGCGTCAAATGTAGCGGGTTTTGTCTGGGCTGATGTTTATTTCCTTACGGTTCCTTGCATGGAATTCTTTATCGCCCGGAAAGTCCGTCCGGTATTCGAGGTCTACCGCCAAGTCTTCCACAAGGCGGTAGAGGCCATCCCCGTGGAACGTCCGAAGATGAGGGGCGGTGAGATAAAGCTCGATATGCTCCATTATTTACTGGGGCTGGGTGATAAATGCGATCTGGATGCCTTAAACGACATTGTGGTTTACTTGAGCAAGTATGATCCGGTCGTCACGAGAGCCGCCGCGATAGCCCCTCCGTCCCTTCCTTCCCCGGAGCTGTCCGAGCCGGATCCCATAGAGAGAGGCTTTACCGCCACTTGGTTGATGAAAAAGTTCGATATACAATGGACCGTCCATTTTTTCAACGAGAGCATGGTACGCCATCGCATGATGGAGGTCGTGACTTCCGAGGCCGGCAAATACAACCGGCTGGTCGGGGAGGGACTCAGGTTCGGGTACAACGACAGGAACAAGTACGTGTCCGGTGGAGTGACACCCAAATACTACGAGGGAATATTCATGGATCTGTTGTATCGGCTGACAGAGTATTGAGGCGTATACAGGGCGTTTTGTTATCGAAATGATCCATGCGCATTTTAAACTCGCTATTTTGTTAACAAAACGGAGGTATTAACGGTTATTTTTACAGTAACCGTTAATATTTATGATATGGGGGATAGAAAGTATGGTATGGACAAGGAGTCCGTGTATGTGTTGGACGAGCCGGGAAGGATCGCTTACGTGTTGATGGAAAGGTTGATGATTTTCTTGTCGTTGAAGGTCATGGGCGTGTTGCTGACGCTTTTTTTTGGATTGGCGATTGTCATACCACCGTTTATCGGGATGGAGGCTAGCGCTCGGATGAGGGTAGGTTTCAAGGATTTTATGGTGACGCAGATGGGAGGGTTGATGGAGAGAATGAATCTCGTGGAGGAGATAAGGGGGAGCATCGGGAACAAGAAATGACGGGTTTGTTATCGTTTTCGTGCGTACGTAAATATATATGATGATTTTGTTAACAAAAATGTAGGGGATATCGGTGTTAAGGGGTTATATTCGCGGATGTAACTTAATCTTTAATATTATGGCGGATTGATTGTATATAAAGTTTGATAAGAATAAGTATGTATGTTGATACATTTTCAAAATGATAAGATGTTTAAATAAAAATATGTAGGATGGAATATTTTATATTTATAGTTTTGGTAGCGTTGGCTGTGTTTTTCTATAATGCTGACAAGAAAAAGTCGGAAGAAGATAATATGTCTTATAATATGAAGACATCGGATATATATGTGCCGGAAGGATATGAGTTAAAGAAAAAGAAGAATAGAGGCTGTGTTTTTTATATAGTGTTAATGTTAGTGACGATAACCGCTATATATTATATCACAAATAAGTTTGATAAAGATGATAGAGAGTTTCGTGATAAATATGGAATAGAAGAAATTCGTCATGGAAGCGATAAAGACAAGTTGGAAGCCTATGGATATGTAGAGAATTTCGTTAAAAATAAATTGAAGTCTCCGTCTTCTGCTGTTTTTCCTTCCTATAGGGAGCAAATAGAACATACAGATTATTTGGGAGAAGATGTTTTTAAAATTAAATCATGGGTTGATAGTCAAAATGGATTTGGTGCAATGATTCGGACAAGATTTGTTTGTACTATATATTATCAAGATAATAAGGTTAAGTGTCAGGATTTGCAATTCCTTGAATAAATAATTTATTGGTTGTTTTTCTTTGCTATCTCATGATGTTTGCGTACTTTTGTGGTGTCACAACTACATACAGGCGCCGCAAGCGAGTGGGGTCAGCGAAGATGAGAGAAGCATAAGCGGCTCCCATAATCCGTTCATATATCTTTGCGATGTATGTGGTTGTGACAAACTTGGATTATGTGGGGTCGCTCTTTTTTATTCATCTAACTGTCACAACCAGATGAAACAATTGAATTTTACTGCGGTAGCGCCTGTTACCGTACCCGTACAGAAAGTCGGTGAGAGAATCTTTTCATGGCGAACCGTCGCCAAAGTGTTTAATTCGTTGCCTCTAGGCATATGTGAGTGCGAGAGCGAGGAGGATGCCAAGGGATACCTTAAGGCCCTTTTGTTGTTATTGTCCTGTTTCATATTATCAGTTTTGGAGGGCTAGTCATGGAGTTCAGGCTATGTAAGAAGGATAGGGACGCTATCCGTAGGTCGTTGGAGGCAGGTAACGGCGTGTCCATCAATCGTAAGTTCGCCATCACCTTATCGGATAAGGTCTTGGTCTGTATGCGTGAGTTGAGGGAAAAGCCCGGGCAGGTCAAGATCGAGAGGTTGAACAGCTTGATCTTGGAGGCGGCTCAGGATCTTATGAGGGCACCCGATCAAAAGAGGCGTCTTGAGATCTCGCATCGTTTGCAGGTCTTGACGGATGTAAGGGATTTATTAACCACTTTGGTCTATGAATGATATGGAGGCGTTATGTAAGACAAGCGGCGAGAGCGAGATCAAGGCTTATTTCGAGGCCGTTTATAAATTGAGGGAATCGAGAGAGGAGTTCCCGGTTGACTTGGACGAGGTTTGGCCATTGGTGTATACGACTAGATCTAACGCTTTAAGGGATTTAGTTAAAAACTTTATTCAAGATGTTGATTATCAGATTTTAATCAAAAATGATCAAAATGATCAAAAATCATTGAGGGGTAGACCTTCTGCTGAATATCGCCTCTCCGTATCCTGTCTCGAATACCTGATCGCCCGGAAAGTCCGTCCGGTATTCGAGGTCTACCGCCAAGTCTTCCACAAGGCGGTAGAGGCCATCCCCGTGGAACGTCCGAAGATGAGGGGCGGTGAGATAAAGCTCGATATGCTCCATTATTTACTGGGGCTGGGTGATAAATGCGATCTGGATGCCTTAAACGACATGGTGGTTTACTTGAGCAAGTACGATCCGGTCGTTACGAGAGCCGCCGCGATCGCCCCTCCGTCCCTTCCTTCCCCGGAGCTGTCCGAGCCGGATCCCATAGAGAGTGGCTTTTCCGCCACTTGGCTGATGAAAAAGTACAAGATCCAATGGTCCGTCCCGTTCTTCAACGGGTGCATGGTGGACCATGGGATGATGGAGGTGATAGGTCACGGTTCCGGGAAGTACAACCGGCTGGTCGGGGAAGGCCTCAGGTTCGGGTACAACGACAGGAACAGATACGTGTCCGGGGGCATCACGCCCAAGTATTACGATGGTAGGTTCATGGACCTGTTGTTTCTATTGACCGAGTATTAGAATTTTTAATATATTTGCGAATCATTATAACTTAAATCTTTAAATCATGGCAAGAACGATAGATTATTCAAGAAAGGCCGAGAAAATAAAGTCCCAGATAGACGATTTGTTGATGGGATTAATGGAGGAAAGGAGGCTGGTAAATAGCCAGATGAACAAGAAAATCGACGTGAAGGACGTGGATCTTGACTCTCTGGATATGATCAGCTTGCAACAATTACAATTGAGGATATCTAGGATGATATTGGAGAAGAGCCGATGATGGCGATCCCGGTCCCGGTATGAGGGGCCGGGATTTTTTTTGTGTAATAATTGTTAAGACCTTAAATCTGGGAAACACGTTTTTTTACCTTCATTACGCTGTCCTCGCAGGGTGCGTTATTTACGTCATGGCGTATTCCATAAAAACTTGACCTTTACGATATTGATCCGTGGGATATTATTGTGCCGTAATCATGTCTACCGCTATAGCGTCGTGTTATATTAATGCGCAATAAATCAATTAGTTAATGATTGTTTTCTAGCCTTTTCTCTTATTGTTTTTGTGAATTTATTATTTGAATTTCGCAAAAAAACAACGAGGGATGGGACTGAATTGGAGATTTTGGCGTAAGGATGATAAGCTTGGTCGCTCGGACGTTCGTTCCGTGACGGAAGGGGTATCCGGGGAGGTACGTTCAGCCATGCGTGATGATGATCGCTTTGATTCGATGGGTTTAGGTTATGAGAGTCCCATCCCCTCGTTCAAGATAGGCGGCATATCCGTGAGCAACGACGTGGCCATGAGGTTCACGGCGGTCTTCGCCGCCATCCGCCTGAGGAGCGAGACCGTCGCGTCCCTGCCCAAGAGCGTATTCGCCTTGGGGGATATGGGCCGGATAGACGCCCGGAACCACAGGGTCTACAAGCTGTTGAAATACCGCCCTAACGGGTATATGAACATCTTCTCTTTCTGGGAATATATCAACGCCTGCCTCGATGGTTGGGGCAACTCGTTCGTGATCGTGCGGCGTGACCGCTCGGGCGATCCCTCCGAGCTCATCCCCGTCCACCCGAGGCTGGTGACTATCTCGTTGACGAGGGGGCGTAAGTGGTATATCGTTGTCGGAACCCGTTTCTACGACGGCACTTACAACGACGACGACATGCTCCATTTCTTCTCGCTGAGCGTTGACGGGATCAAGGGTGTCAATCCCATAGAATACAACTCCGCCGCCATATCGTCCGGCATATCGGCCCAGAATTTCGGGAACGAGTTCTTCGAGAAGGGCGGCAATCTCAAGGGCATCATGGAGACGGACAAGACCATGGGCGACAAGGACGTGGCCAGCTTCATGAGGGCGTTCAACACGTCCCAGAACTTCGGCGTCCCTCTTCTCGACCAAGGGGTCAAGTACAAGGCCATAGGCATAGCGCCGGAGGCGGCCCAGATGTTGCAGACACGCAACTTCGCGTTGCAGGACATAGCTAGGATCTTCAACGTGCCGCCGCACCTGATAGCGGACCTGTCCAGGGCTACCTTCTCGAATATAGAGCATCAGGACATACAGTACGCCAAGTACTCCATCCGTCCGTCCGTGAAACGGTACGAGACGGAGCTTGACCTTAAGCTGTTCTTCGAGGACGAGTACGGGGAGTACGAGATAAAGTTCAACCTTAACGGGTTGATGAGAGGGGACATGTCCACGAGATCGGCGTATTACCACAACGCCGTGCTGGACGGGTGGATGTCACGCAACGAGGTGCGTGAGATGGAGAGCATGAACCGCATGGAGGGCTTGGATGACATGCTGTATCCGGGCAACGAGAACATAGTGGGAAAGGAGGCCAATACTCAAAACAACGATAAAGATGGGAACAAGAAGGATCTTTGACCGCAAGACGGTCGGTAACGGCGAGCGGGTCACTCCCAATTGCCGGTATTGCGAGCACGGGGGGGAGGTATCGAATGGTATCACCGATTGCTCGGTGAAGGGTATCCGTAGGGCCGTCGGCCCTAGGAAATGTAACGATTTCAGCGTGGACGGATTGAAATACGAGGGTTATGAGAAGGGATGAGGCCATAAGGACGAGGACCGTGGAGTTCGTGTTCAGCGACGAGACCAAGGACGCCCACGGCACGGTATTGGGCGTGGACGGCTGGGTGCTCGACCGTTTCAACAAGAACGGCGTGGCGTTCTATAACCATCGTTCCTACTCCTCCGATCCCGATCAGGTCATAGGGACGGGAAAGGCTTGGGTCGAGGGGCGTCAGCTGGTCGGGTCCATAACGTTCGAGACAGGGGATATCAACCCGGTGGCGGACAAGATATTCCAGAAGGTGCTTTCCGGCACGTTGAAGACCGTGAGCGTGGGCTTCCTCCCGCTGGAGAGGGGTGCCTTCGGCAAGGGTGACGAGGCGGTCGGGGAGGCGAACGAGACCTATTATTACGGGAAGCGTGAGCTGCTGGAGATATCGGTCACCCCGCTCCCGAGCAACAAGAACGCCTTGGTACGTGCCATGGGTACGGATCCGATCGGCGAGAGCATGGACGATACCATGTGCGTGGAGTGCGATATCCGGTCTTTCGACACGGATGTCCCGCCAGCGGGTGGTGATAACGGGCTGGAGGACGGAGAGGACGATATGGCGCTTTGCCGGGCGTTGGGGATCGAGGCCCTCGCCAAGGCCGAGATAGCCATGATGAGCGAGTACTAACATTGTAATATTTTTCAAGATGAGAAAGAAGAAAGAGGTGATGCGGGAATTGCATCAGAAAGCGGAGGAGCTCAAGGCCCTGTACGGGGACAAGGACAAGGTCGAGGAGCTCAGGGCCTGTACGGAGAAGGTGGAGGAACTCACGGACGAGCTCAACCAGATCAGCCGGCAGGAGGCGGCGGAGCGCGCGTTGGCCACGGCTCAGGCCGAGGGCGATGAGACACGGGAGATCAGCCGTGAGTTCCGTTTCTCCAAGTTCATCCGGGAGCTGTCCGGGGAGAACGGGGAGAAGCTCACGGGAGTGGAGGCGGAGGTGGCCCAGATGGGGGAGGCCGAGGCCAAGAGATGCGGCGTGAAGGTGAAGGGGGCTTGGATCCCCCAGTCGGTATTGGGCAACAAGTTCGCCCAGGTGAGGGCGGAGGCCGGATCCGAGGACGGGACCTACGACGGCCAGAGCGTCAAGGTGCCGGCGGACGGAGGGTATCTCGTCAAGTCAGCCATGATGTATCAGGAGGCCTTGCGGAACCGATTGGTGCTCTCACAGGCCGGGGCCACCTATATGGGCGGCTTGGTCGGGGACATCGACCTCATACAGGGCGAGGCCATCGAGATGGGATGGCTGGAGGAGAACGAGGAGGGGAAGGACCAGAAGAAGCAATTCTCCAAGAGATCCGTATCCCCGATGCGTTGTTTCGTTAACGTTCCAGTGTCCAAGCAGTTGACGGTGCAGACATCCATGGACATAGAGCGGATCATCATCAACGACATCATGGCGGCCCACGCCGAGCTGCTGGAGAAGGCCGCCTTGGTTGGTACGGGCACGAAGGAGCCTACCGGAATACTCAACACGACGGGTATCGGGGCGGTGGCCATCGGGGACAACGGCGGGCTGCCCACGTTCAAGACGATCGTCGACCTTGAGACGGAGATCGCCGTCAAGAACGCCGACGTGTCAAGCATGTCCTACCTTACCAACGCCAAGGTGCGTGGCCTGTTGAAGACCACGTTGAAGGCCGACGGGGTGGGAGGATATATCTGGGAGGCCGGAGAGTTGAACGGGTACCGTGCGATCGCCACGAACCTTCTCCCGTCCAATCTCAAGAAAGGCACCTCCAGCGACCTGTCACCGATCATCTTCGGGGACTGGAGCCAGTTGTGGATCATGGGATGGGGCGGACTCGACCTTCTGGTGGATCCTTACACGCTCAAGAAGATGGGAGCCTACGAGGTGACCTTGAACGCCTATCATAACGTGTTCGTAAGACGTCCGGAGGCTTTCGCCGCCGTGAAGGACGTTAAATTGACGGCGCCGGCGGCGTCCGGAGGAGGGGCTTGACATGTGGGTGAGATTCTTGAGGGCCAAGGGGGGGATGGCGTATTTCGCCGGTGACAGCGCCGATATCGAGCGGGATTTGGCGGAGGAGCTGGTGACTACGGGGTTCGCCGTCCCCGTAGACGCCTTGAGGCCGGAGAGCGACCTTCCCGACACGCTCCCGGGCAGGGAGGCGTTGATAAGGGATGGTCTCTACACCCGTGAGCAAGTGCTATTGGCCGGGGAGGCCTTGAGCGACATCCCCGGGATAGGCCGCCGTACGGCGGAGAGGATCGTCAACCAGTTGAGGGGGGATGCCTTATGACGGCGGATGAGTGTCCCGTGAAGCTGGACGAGCTGAGGGCGCAACTGCGGCGCCCCGTGGCCGGGAGCCTGGACGATACGATGCAGGGGGCCTTGTTGGCCGCCGCCGAGTATATAGAGGGATTCTGCGGACGCAAGTTCTCGGAGTTCGGTGATGATTTCCCTTACCAGTTAAGACAGGCCGTGCTATTGAAGGCCGCCTCCTTGTTCGAGAACCCGGTGGACCGGGTGGACGAGCGGACGACGGTGGCCCAGCGGCTGGCCAACCCGAGGTTATGGCGGATAGAGACTACAACGTAGGGTATTTCATGGAGGAGGCCCGGTTCCTCGAGCCGGTCGTCATTGACACCCCTAGCGGGAGCGATGACAACGATTTCGTGGAGGCCGCCGTACGCTTGTGCGAGGGGCGGGACGACATCCGTAAGCCCTCCGTGGAGGGAGAGGCCATGGCGGAGGATTGGGGGTTGTCCCTGTTCACTTGGGAGATACCCGGCGTGTCCACCGAGTGGAGGGTCGACTATAACGGGAATAGGTACGTGATAGACCGTATATTACGGGAGGACAGGGGTATTCAACGTATTGACATAAAACGTATTGACATATGCGATTGATCAACAGGTTCGTAAAGGCCTCCATACAGGGGGCGGTAGGGGAGGACGTCCGTGTGTATCCGGCCATCGGCTCGGAGGCCGCCAAGGCCCCGTACGTGATATACCGTTGCGGGGACGGTACTCCAGAACGGAGCAAGGACGGCATAGAGTCCGTGGGCATGACGTACACGGTGATATGCTTGTCCGAGAGATTCGATCAGGCGGACGGGATGATGGACTCGGTAATGGCCTTGGACGGTACCCGCTCCGGTGGCAAGGAGATCGCGCTGGAAGGTTTCGAGGGTCCGGAATGGGACGGGAGCTTGTTCAGGGCTTACGTGATATTAAAGGTGGATAGCCTATGGCCGGTGAGGGATTGAGGATCGAGCGTGACGAGATCATGGCGATGATCGAGAGGCTGGAGGGTCCGGAGATCCGCAAGGCGAGCAAGAACGTATTGCGTAAGTCGGCCCGGATATTGGCCAAGGAGACGGAGATGACTTTCAGGGAAAGCATCCCCGCCATAGGCACGACCAAGGCGGATTGGGTGAGGCCGTCGAGCAAGAGGACCGTGTACGCTTGGAGGAAGATCGCCCGTGTCGAGGTGGGCCGCAAGGGATTCTACGCCAAGGTGAGCATACTGGACAAGCCCGGCAAGAAGGTCGGGGATTTCCGTGCCAAGTTCTTCGAGATGGGTACCAAGGACAGGACCGTCAAGAGCTGGAGGGGACGGAGGTTAAAAAAGGAAAGGAAATCGGGAAGTATCAGGGATTCCAGACCGTTCCTGCGTGCCCAGACCCGGACCGAGGCACGTGTATTTCAAAGTATTGATGAGAATTTGAGCAAGGTGATATACAAGATCGCCAACAAGAAAAAATAGGAGGAGACAATATGGCAATAGTAAAAGGTAATGATTTGATGTTGTTCAAGAAGGACGTGACAACCCCGGACAGCCCTGTTTACAAGGCATTGGGGGCTGCCACCAACCATACGTTGAGCATGACACGTGAGGTCCTTGAGACGAGCAACAAGGACACGGGTATCTACGGGGAGAGCGAGGCCGGTCGCATGACGTGGAGTATCACGACCGAGAACATGATGATCGAGGTGGATTTCGACGAGCTGGTAGACCTTATGCAAAAGGGAGAGAAGATCGTCGTGGCGTTCGCCATCGCCAAGAACGCCAACGCCATAGGGGGTAAACCCGATGGTGGATGGGTCATCGGGGAGGGCGGATACGAGGGAGAGGTCCTGATTACCCAGATCGACGCCAACGCCCCGGCGAATGACAAGGCTACTTATACGTGCACGATGACGGGTTCCGGCCCGATAAGGAAGAGGGCCGAGGCATGATAAGGGAGGTCATATCCATAAAGGGAAAGGAGTATTCCTTGAGATACACCATCAGGAACATGATAATGTATGAGGAGATAGCTGGCGTTCCGTTCAACCCTTCCAAGACATTGAATGTCCTTTTGTTCGTCTTTTGCGTCCTTGTTTGTAACAATCCTGATTTCAGGCTTGGACTCAATGAGTTTGTTGATGCCTGTGACGAGGATCCCTCGATATTCAGGGCCTACTCGGACTGGATGGAGGGAGAGATGGAACGGCGGAAGTTGATGATAGGCGAGGATGGTGACGTGCCCGCGGATGGGGATAAAAAAAAAGGCTCTCCATAGCGGACCTGTACGGCGTATTGGTACTTGAGGCTGGGCTTGATCCCGGATATGTCCTTGACCGGATGGAGATGTACGAGGTACGTATCGTGCTGGACAACCTGTGGCGCAAGAATCGTGAGGCGTGGGAACGTACCCGCAGGGAGATCTATACCATCGCCCAGGTAAACAGCAAGAGGACGTTGAACCCAAGGGACCTTCTCCCGTTCCCTTGGGACGAGAGAGGAATGGAGGCTGAGATGTCCATATCCGATGAGGAACGGGAGAGATTGAGAAGAAAGTCCATGGAATTTATAAGACAAAAACAAGAGAATCATGCCTACGGATCTGATAACAAAGTTGATATTGAGAAATTCCGAGTTTGATCGGAATTTGAGGCAAAGCAAGAAGGAGTTGGCCGCGTTCAAGGATACGGTCAGTTTCGCCAGTAATTCAGTGAAGGCGTTTGTCGGGGGATTCGCGGGAATGGCCGGTGTATCGTTCGCTTTCATGGACATGACGCAAAGGACCATGGAGTTCGAGAAATCGTTATCGGGTCTTAAATCGCTCACGGGATTGGGGGCTAAGGAGATGGAGTATCTCAAGAACGCCGCCATCAAGTTAGGCTCCACGTCTACACAGACGGCGTCACAGGTTGTCGAGGCTTATAAGCTGATAGGATCACAACAGCCCGAGCTATTGAAGAACAAGGAGGCTTTGAACGAGGTGACGAAGCAGGCGATCGTATTGGCCGAGGCGGCTGGGATGGACGTTCCTTCCGCCGCCAAGGCGTTGTCCGGATCTATCAACCAGATGGGGGAGAGCGCCAGCGTGGCCGGGGAGTACGTGAATATCCTTGCGGCCGCCTCCCAGGCGGGATCGGCGGATATAGGGTATCTATCCAAGGCCATCGAGAAATCCGGAGGCGCGGCGAGCTCGGTAGGAATCCGTTATAACGAGTTGGTGGCCGCTATCGAGGCTATCGCCCCGAAGATCACGGAGGCAAGCGAGGCGGGGACCAACTTGCGAAATATTTTCTTGATACTGGAGAGTAGCTCGGACAAGAACTTGAAGCCCAGTGTCGTCGGATTGTCGAAGGCCTTGGAGAATCTGGCGGCGAAGAATCTTGACGCTACCCAGATGACTAAGCTTTTTGGGCGTGAGAGCGTGACGGCGGCGTTGGCGCTCGTCAACGCTAAGGATCAATACAACGATTACGTGCGGGCGATAACTGGTACCAATACGGCGATAGAGCAACAACGTATCAATAATGACAATCTCGCCGGGTCGATAAAGGCCCTGTCCTCCGAGTGGGAGGGGTTTATTCTTACCTTGAATAAATCTAATGGTCAATTGAAAAAAACAACGGACTTTATTACAGCAACTTTGCATGTCATTAATGAAGCTATTAAAAGCGAGAGTGACAAACGAGTTGATTATATGGAAAAGTCTTGGGAGAAAGAACGAGAGTCTTTGGACAAATTGGTGAAATCGTATAGGGATTATGGACTTAGCGCTGGAGAGGCTATTAAAAAGTCGAAAGAAGATATAATCAAATGGAGTGACGGAGGGGAAAGCTTTTATGACTTATATAGCGTGGAGTTAGCAAAACTACAGGCTATGCAAAAACGGAAAAATGAATTAACCGAAAAGGGACGACAGGTAAATAGAAGAAGCTATCAAGAGGGGCTGGAATTAGATAGTCTTAGGGAACAGGTGAAAATACAAGAGCGTATAGTGTTTGAGGCCAACGTGAAAAATCAAATATATAAAAAAGGATTAGACTATCTTGATGATGAATACGCTAGAGTGCTTGCGATAGCGGATAAAACAAAGGAAGCAACTAGTAATATGCAAACCGGTGTCACCGAGGAGATGCGTAAGGCATGGAGATCGGAAGATACCAAGCTACGGCGTGAGACGTCGTTCTCCGAGTTCACGGAGGACGTTGGTATCAAGCTGAGGAAGGAATTGCAGGATAGGGCGGATAAGGCCCCCATCCCGGTCTCTTATTTGATACTCCCCACCTTCGAGGAGAGCGAGGAGACCCCGGACATAACGGGTAGCGTAGCCGATTTCGAGAAGCAGTTGCAAGATGTCACCTTGGCCTATAACGAGGCCACGAACGCCGACCTGAGATCCTTGTACGCCAAGCGTATAGAGGATCTCCAAGAAACGTTGGAGAAGATGAGGGACGTGAACGAGGGGATGATGGATATAGCCGCCCAGATCAACGACATGATACAGGAGAGCGTCGTCTCCGGTTTCGAGGGGCTTGGGGAGGCCATCGCTACGGGTGACCCGCTGGAGGCGCTGAGGGGGATGTTGTCCTCCATGATGGACATGCTCAAGCAGTTCGGTTCGGCGCTTGTCGCCACGGGGCTGGCCGCCGAGGCGTTGAAGAAAGTGCTGGTCAACCCCTTCGCCGCCATCGCCGCCGGTGGCGCCTTGATCGTGGCCGCCACGGCCGCCAAGGCGGCCTTGCAGAAGGCGGCCACCCCTATGGCGAATGGTGGTATCGTGTACGGGGAGACGTTCGCCAGGGTCGGTGAGTACCCGGGGGCTAGCTACAATCCCGAGGTGGTGGCCCCTCTCGACAAGCTGAGGAAGCTTATAGAGCCACGGGGGGATGAGGGGGAGACCGTCCACGTGACGGGGCGTCTCGTGGGAGAGGGTAGCTCCCTGATAGCGATCATAGACTCGACGGGTCGTAAGATGAGGAGGACCAGATGATGGAGGTGATGTATTATTTCGAGATAACGAGCCTTGACAGTAGGCTCTATAGGGCCGAGATACTTTCCCGGGGGGAGGACGTGGTACCCATGGGGATAAACCCGGCGGCATCCCCGCTGGTGATCAAGTACGAGGGGATAGAGAGGCTTGACCCCGTATGGGGAGGGGGATGCTCGATCAGGATGGAGAGCGATATCCCCATGCGCTTCGTCGACCTTCATACGGATGACCCGCAGGCTTTCCAAGTACGGATATACCGGGACGGCGTTCCGTTCTGGCTGGGCTGGATGGATCCCGAGCTGTACGAGGAGAGGCTGACGGACATAGCGCCGTATGAGGTTGGGTTCACCGCCGCAGACCTGAACGTGCTCGACAGGATCAAGTACTTGGACGGGACAGGCGCCCGTTACACGGACATAGTCACCTTGACCGAGCACTTGCGCCGTTGTATCTCGGCATTGGGTCTTCCTTTCACGAACGTATATCTTGGATGCTCCACCGCTGTCGATGGCATGGGGTCCGGAGATACGGTATTTGGTCTCCGCTATGTCCAATCCTCCAATTTCTACGACGAGGATGACAAGCCAATGAGTTGCAGGGAGGTCATAGAGTCCATACTGAGGCCGTTCGGTCTCATGATGGTGCAGAGGGACGCCAGCCTGTATATATTCGACATGGACACGATTGTATCCGGGGGGCGAATGAAAAAGCTGGATACCCGTACGCTCTCCGTGTTGGGTGACGAGACGATCCCCCCGCTCCTCGGAGACGTAGGGATGATGGGCCTTGCCTCCATGGATTCCAGCTACGGCTTCGAGAGCCTCGTCAATAACGTCTCTATCGTGAGCAGCCTGTACGGCTCCCCGGATATCATGACGTACGCCGTGGAAGAGAGCGCCCTGGACGATAAGGTCAGTGAGACGGATGGCGGAACGTGGTCGGTGGCCACCTATAAGGAATGTCCCCCATGGACAAGTTCCGCCTTCCGCCTATTCAAGAACAAGCAGGACGATAATACCATAACGGGGGCCTACCTTGGCTATTTCATAGACCGGCTGGATAAGGATACCTCCTTCTTCGATGTCCGGACATACCTTCCTTTGTCCGGTCCTGGTTTCTCGTTGTGGATAAAGTTATCCGCTTTCGTCAATACCGACCCGGATGGAAACCCGTTCGCCGATCCCTTGAGCGATTTCGCCCGCCCGAGATTCATGTCGCTGAAGTGCGACCTGTTCATGGAGGACACGGACGGGAGGCCGGTGATGTATTATACGAACATGGCGGGCGTGAGGAGGTGGGCGGAGGTACCCGCCGGAACGGAGCCTCCCCATGGATCCTTTAGCCTATACTACACGGAGAAGGACTACGATAAGAGCCGTATCGATATGGCTTGGATAGTGAACTCGAATATCTCCTACACGGGTAGCGGGATACGCTATTCCTTTGACAAGGACATCCAACAGGGGTGTTCCGTCCCGCTTCCCACGGATCGTGCCAGCGGCCGATTGCGCTTGGACGTGCTGGGGGCGGCCATTACGGGACGTGACTGGAAAGGGGAGGACTGGAGCGTGTATCCCGAGCGGATGGTGCAGGATATCCTGCTGAACGATCTCAGTGTGGTCATACGGGACGAGGACGGGAACGACGTGTCGGCGGACGATTACAAGTTCGACAGCTACATAGACCCCAAGGTGGAGACAGACATGAGGGACATAAGCCTTTCCTGCGTGACGGCCAACGAGGACGGGGCGCCCGTGGGGAGAGCGAACCTCCTCGAGCGGACGGGAAGGTATTACGGGATCGCCACGAGGTACTCCCGGAAAGGGGCCACGGATATATTGGAGAGGTTGCTCATGCGCACGTTGCATAGCAACCTGTCCGGGAGGAAGGAAAGATGGAAGGTCGTTACGATGATGGCCGGGAATCCCGTAGGACGTACGGTTACGTACGAGGGCGTGCTGGATGGGGATTATCTCGTGACCGGGTGTGAGATGGACCTATGGGAGGCGACGACCGTGATAACGGCGGTCGGGTATAGCGGTGATACGATAGATTTAAGCAATATTCCATATGAGTAAGGTGATAGGTCATAGGAGGATAAGGGTCAAGGCCATGCCACGGACAGGAAGGGTCTTGGACGCCGTCAAAGAGACGAGGGATACGGGGAACCGGCAGGGGGGCGGATCGTCCCAGCTGTGGTACGGTAACGTGATATCCAGCGACCAAGAGGGATTCGTCGTGTCGGATTTCAGCGTTTTCTCCTCTGCCACGGTGGAGAAGTATTATTTCAAGAGGTCGTCCGTTATCGCAAGGGGAGTGACTTACGAGGCGAACGACACGGAGGTGTTCAGTACGGCCATGGCCTTGGAGGTGTTCATGGAGAGGAGCTATATCGAGAGAAATTATTACACGATGACCGAGGCGGACGGCAAGTTCGCCATGAAGGGGGATATACCGGACGTGTCGGATTTCGCCACGAGAGGCGAGCTTGAGGATTTAAGGAACGAGATCATGGGGATGCTGCCGGAAGGCGGAGGATCCGGGTCGTAAAAGATACAGCCATGGGATATGTTAAAGGACATGATTTGAGGGTATACATGAGATCCGCAAGGGGGGATTACGTGCCGACGGCTTACGCTAGGAGCTGCGAGCTATCCGTGACGAGGGACACGGAGGAGAATAGCGGCCGGTTGAGCGGCCAGTTCAAGACGAGGCGTCCCGGGAGGATCGATTGGGGGATGTCCAGTGATGGCCTCGCCACGGACAAGGTGAACATGGACATATTCGAGGCGTTGGTGAGAGGGGAACCGGTGAGGGTGGTCTTCTCGGTGGGAGGATCGGCGCCCTCCGAGGTTGGTTACGCCGGTTATGCCTATGTCACGGGATTGAGCCTTGCGGCGGAGTACACGGACATCGCCGTTTACTCGATAAGTCTCGAGGGCACGGGGGAACTGGAGAGATTCTCCTATGATGTGGAGAGCGAGTGGTTCTTGCGTGACGGTGTGTTCGATGCTTACGGGTATTGGTTGAGAGACGGTAAGTTTGATTATTAATAAATATACGATCATGAAAAAAATAGATTTCGATAAGATCAAGGATAATAGGAACGGACAGCAACCGGATACCGGGGCGGCCGGAGTGGATAAGATAAACGGGAATTTTGATAAGGTTAACATCGGTTTCGGGGATATGTCATCCATCGTCGGCCTAGACACATACCCTGTCTTCTCCGATACCAAGTCCTACGTAAAAGGCGAGATCGTTAATTACGGCGGTCTCTTGTACGAGTTCACGGCTGATCATGAGGCGGGGGCGTGGATTGGCACGGACGCGAGGGAGACGAGCTTGAGGGGGGAGGTGAAGGATGATATTGATAAGTCGGGGAATTTGATATACGGGAATTTCTTTACAATTCCTAGATCCGTCATATCCAAGGATGATGGAAGGGTTATAGAGCAATCGGATATCAGCGATTATGTTGTCACTCCATTTATTATATTAAACAGGGATGAGGATCTCGTGGTATCTGGATATATATCGACAGGTAATGCGGCCTTGCTAGCTTGGTATGATTCTGATAAAAAATTCATATCTAGTATATTTGAAGGTCTTGCTTCTGGATATTATAAAGATTATATTATCAAGAAATCAGATTATCCAGATAACGCCATGTTTATTCGATGCACAGGACGATCCACATTTGATTGTTACGTGAGGAACTTGACTATAAAGTATTTGATGGATATTACGGAAGGAAATACTTGGATAGACCTGGGGCGCTTATATCCTAATATGTTATTTAATTCCAAAAAGCATGCGAGGGATTCTGTTCCCGGTTATATGAGAGTACCAAATCTTACGATAAAATACTCATTGATGAGATTTGATAATATTATAGAGGAAATATCGATAAGTTCCGATGAATGGTCTGAAGATGTTAATTGGAAAAGCTTGATTATCAATGATATCTTCGAGGGGTCTTATATCTACGCCATCACTGATAAAGATAACAATATATTGTTTGCCATAGATAAGTGGGGGAAATGCCATTTCAATAGTGATGATTTTAAGGATAGGTTCTATGTGGTTGATCACGATTATATCTACGCCATCACTGATATAGATAACAATATATTGTTTGCCATAGACAAATATGGCAATATAGTAGGTAAGCAGAGGAATGATGGGGATACCTCTACCTCTTTAATAAAAAACAATCTCGTGAATGAGAGTTGTTTCTTGCCTATAAAAGGCGTGAAAAATTACGGTAAACAAGATGCGGAGTACTTGATAGATTTGGACTTTATGGGTAGGATCTCCGTGAAGGGACGGATACGTAACAATATTAATGACTTAATCAAGGACGTGCCCTTTGCGACATTTGAGAGTTCCGGAAAAGTGCTCCATGAGCAGTCCATTAGACACGCTCCTCCAATTCAAGCCACGGAATTTATCAACGGAAAGTCTTGTAATGCTCCTTTCGCAAGGTTACGCAGCGGTTTCGTCTGCGATGGTAATGAATTAATCTATGACAGGACTCAGAAAGATGGTGGCTCTTCCTCCGGTCATCAAGGAGGCCGTAACAATCTTTGCGGCGATAAGGTGATGATGATTTGGTTCAAGGGTTTGGATGTCATCAATAAGGCTTATTCCATGATCGGGTACGAGACCGCTTCTGATTACCATATTCCGGAGGCCATCGAATTTGGTGATGAGTACTCTATGCCGGTAATAATAGATCCGAAGGATGGGGTAGCCACTATAGACTTGTTGACTCCCCGAAGATTGTATTTCGTGACGGGTAATATAAGGAGGCTGGTGGTGTCTGGCAGGAGATCCGTGAATAGCTCTCCAGACACGGAATGGATATCGACCTCCCGTACATCTATCGTCGTAAATTGGGACGATTCCTTGGAGCTTTCTCCGATAGATTTCTCGGGTGCGAACATGATTGAAACCTCAGGATCGGCCACACCGGTACCCGGAGGTTATAGCACCATTAATGTTTATGGGGATAATTATACTGTTTATAATACGGAGACAAGGGCTTTCAACAATTATCTCCCTTACGAGGAGCTGAAAGCTAGGAGCGATTTATTCTCCATGAACCAAGATTTGTACATAGATATATCAGACGATACGCTCACCATTGGACGAGATAACGAGGGTATTATATTTTCCACATCCTTACGTAATGACAAAGGTGGCTGGAAGAAATTGAGGGAACTTTATGAGGAGATGATCCCTGTTACACCTAAGGATAATAGTCCTCAGGAGGCTTTCCCTCATGCGACAATAGACGCATTGAGTGATTTTTACATAACATTCTTTGATATGAGCGATAAAAAGGATTGCTCATCGATCTTGCAAACAGGCAAGATTTACTTAATAGGCAAATATCCCCAGTGCTTGATTCTTAACCCTACAGGCTCGGCTAATGCTCCCTATGATCTTCCCATGGTAGATAGCTACGACTGCTATCCATATTTCGTTTACGACAAGTATGATAGCCAAGAACATGTCTTTGATTACATAGTGGGTGACACTAGTATAAAGCTGTATGTTAACGGAGAGAAATTGGCGGAGATAGGAAAGAGTCCTCAGTTAAGGCTAGGTGGTCCGTTCTCTGATATCCAATTTTACGATATGGAGATAACGAAGGGACATTTGGGCGATGCAAATGTTATGAGCGATGATTATTACCTCGTATCTGGAAGGACCCCGTTCTGCCTTGGCATTATATGCCATAATATGTATGACACCTATCAGGGCTCTAATCATCCATTGGACAATGGAGGGTCTGCAATAACAAAGATGATCGATGTGGCCAAAGAACTAAAATCCAAGGGGTATACTACATTATCAATGCGTGAGTTTTCAGACTGGAAGGCTGGCAATTACCTGATACCTCCTAAGTCCGCTATCGTAGTATGCGATGACTGGCAATTACCAAGGAACTGGTTTGGCGAGTCCCCGGTAACCTACCGTAATAATACGATGAATAAACCGGGGATAGATTTCAGAATACGGGAAAGTTATCTGAAGTATGGTATGAAGGTAAATTTCGCGCAGGCCTGTGATAGGATGGAGAAGATCACGAGGAATGATATCATAGGCATAAGGATGATGGGATGTGGTGTCGGGGCGCATACAAGATGGCATAACGAACCTATATGGAAGAAGCCTGTCCCCACCCTTTTTATAGAGCTGGAAGAATGCCGGTATATAGCTTACAAGTATGGATTTGATGAAGACATTTTTATATACAATAAGGCCGGTGGAGAGATCATAGGCCAGCAGGATATCCTCGATTACCTTGGATATTCCACGGCGTTCGGGTTGGGGAACCTTACGGATAAATATACTAGGAGTATAACTAACAGGTTCTCTACCAATAGGGGTAATATAGGGGGGAATGATGAGATAAATGCATTATAATTAAAAGTAAAAATATGAAAACGGTTGTTTTAAAATTAGAGGACAAAGCCATTGGCGATTTTGAAAAAATTGGCACTTATAGATTTAATCTTATAACAAATCTGACGGTCGGGAATATAGGTATAATCAGAATAAGCGCTATCATGGGTGATGTATCCGAACTAAGTATATCCGGCGGGGATTTTTATAGTGATGAGTTCGCCAATGATTTTCTTGGGCCGTCCTATTTGTTGAAAAAGGGAGGGAATACGTTATACTACAAATTAACGGATCAAAACAACCCTTATATAGAGGTTAATAATATTCATAACATAAATGGATTGGGTTATTATTCTTATATGTTTGGTGATAAAGAAGACATGCCGGGAATCCTCATGCAAACATCAGATCTGCACAAATTTATAGATTTGAACGAGGTGTGCTTTAGCAAGAGTCAGCTAAGAGGCCAATTGTACGATATTCCAGAATCCGTCAATAATCTGAGACTTGAATATAGGCTTATATATGGAACACCTAAAGATATCAAGTCAAAATATTTCACGCATCTAAGGCTTATGCAGTCCAATATAACAGGGAACTACAGAGACTTTGAGGGAAAAACCATAAAAACATTTATTTCCGAGATGCCGTTGGTGACTGGAGATGTGGCAAGCTTTACTAGAGTGAAAGAGTTGGGGACTTTCTCAATAGGAAATTATGTAAATGCTGAGATTATAGCCGAGGGATATCCGGTTACGTGTAGTCTTAGCGAGGATGTGTTCTTCGACAACTTGGACTTATATTGCACGAAGCATGTACATATGTCCAGAGATACGTTATTGAGAACACTTAGGAGCTTGTCGAAGACTAAATGGGGTAATAAACCATCGAACGCTAGTAATCAAGTTTATTTGACTACTACGATGGGTGAAAGCGAATATAATGACGACTCCGAGCTGCAATTAGCGGCATCATCTTTGAGAGACGTGTTGAATGGAGGCCTTAAGATTTATTTTGTCGTGTAATTAATTCTCATATGTACCGTTACCTCTCCTACATATCCGACCTCGCTAACTGGGCCAAGTCCATCGCCATAGCCGCCGTAGTCACGGCGATGGACTTCGTGTCACCGATCGAGAACTTCTTGGTGGTGATCCTGTCGCTGGCCTTCATCGATACGTTTTGGGGGCTGGCTGCGGATCACGGGGATTTCCGGAAGAGCAAGTTTATCCGTAGTTGGGTGTATATGCTAGTTTATTTTCTGATAATTATCATTTCGTTTTGGATAGGCGTGATGATGGATATATCGGAGGATAACGCCAAGGCTTTCGTGTCTTGGATTACGTGGGCGATGATATGGTTTTACGGGACCAATGTCTTAAAGAACATGGGCAAGGTATTCCCGGATAACAAGGTGATAGCCTTCTTGTATTGGGTTGCCGCCGTAAAATTCATTAGTAAGGTCAATTTCTTGGATGAGTATAACAAGACAAAGAATAAAAAAGGCTCCCCAGATCCAAAAGGATAGGGGAGCTGGTGTGAAATCATCGCTGACCATATTTCTCAATAGGGCAGGAGATAAGTAATAAAGTACACAAATGTAATAAAAAAATAACAATGGCAGAGAAAAAAATACCTAGAGGGTTGAGAAACAACAACCCGGGAAACATTAGGATCAACAGTGATCTCTTTCAAGGAGAGGTTCGACCAAGCAAGGACAAGTCGTTTAAACAGTTCGAGACTATGGCCTATGGCTATCGGGCGATCTTCAATATCCTGTCTAACTATTACCGGAACTATAAGCTGGACACGATCCGCAAGATGATAGGAAGATGGGCGCCGGAAAACGAGAACGATACGGACGCTTACATTAAGGCCGTATCCGATTACGCCGGTATCCCGGCTGATGATCCTATCAACATCAACGATCGTGAGCAGATGATCCGGATCGTGGCCGGGATGAGCAAGGTTGAGAATGGGAGAGAGGCTGAAATGTCGGACGTTATCGCAGGATGGTATCTACTTTAAAAATATAAGACCTAACGCTGTAAAGGTAAGCGTAAAATAAGATGAAAAAATATATTGGAACAAAACAGATTGAAGCAGAACCTATGACAATGGGCGAAGCTTTTGAGAAAGGATTGCTTAAAGCGGGAAGAGTACCTAACGAAAGCGAGAAGTCAAATGCTGGATATCATGTGAAGTATCAAGACGGTTACGAGTCATGGAGTCCAGCAGAGCCATTCGAGAAGGCTTATAAGATCTGTGATACGTTTATGAATCGTCTCCAAATAGAATTGTCCGAATTATCCGATAAACAAGAAAAGCTAGGTAAGTTTTTTGGTACGGATATGTTCAAAGGATTGTCAACGCAAAAGCAAGTATTGCTACGTGCACAATTCGGAGCGATGGAAGCTTATAGGCAAATCCTTATTGAGCGCATCCGTATTGAGGGAATCGCAAAATGAAACCGTGGCAAGTAATATTAATACTAGTGTGCTTGGTAGCCAGTTTCACCGCTGGCTACCACTTCCCGGGGGAGGTGGGCCACGAACCTCGATGT